CTTGTCCGTTATCCATCGAGCACCGACCTACCTCGTAGATGAAGACTTTTGGTTCGGTCATAATTTCACTCCTATCGTCGGTACTTTGACCATAGGGGATTAGTGTGCGCTATTGGGGGATTTCGGCGAACACTCTCTGAAAGGCTTGTTTTACAAGGGCTGGAGAGTCTGCCATAGCAGGCGAGATCTCATAGTGGAGCCAGTCGCCCGGCACGCCATGAATAGTTTCCTTTGTGTACTTCTGCCACTTTTGTCGGTCGCATCTCCAGCCGCGTCCGAATGGTGCGATGTAATCAAGCACGCATTCAAGACCAAGCGCGTTTGCGTTCGCGGTCACAATGTTTAAGAAAGCGACTGATCCTTTGCGACTGGCGTTCGGATGTTGCTCTGACTTGCGGTATGAAAGATCTACTGCGCGCCCTGTGGCATGCACGCTTAACGACTCGGAGCCCCTCATATTTCTTACGCCCCAAGATCCGTTATTCCAGAAAGCACCGTCACCATATTTAATTGCCTGTCGAATCCATTCGTCCATTCCTGCTCGAGGGCCAGCTGCGGCTCCGTCCGAGTTCCCTGTGTACGGTCTGGAGTTTGGGACTTTGGGATTTGCTGGGATGACGCTCATTCGGTTGGTGGGTCTTTGGGTCGGTCTTTAAGTCCGTTGCCTGCGAGTAGACCGATTAAGCCACCTGCGAGGGTCATAAGCATCGGCGACAAGACTCCCCATGCTTCGGCGTCGTTCGGGCTTTGCTCTACAGGTTGCACGACAAAGAGAAGTCCAAAAATAAGTGACGCGATCGCCATAACAAACGATGCTGTTAAGCCAATTCCGACAATGAGGATTAATCGAGCTTTGATTTGTTCGTTGCTTAGGCGTTTGTCTGTGGTCATGGGCAGCGTCTTTCTAGTATTCCGTTGGCTTTTGTGGTGTTGCAGTTTTCGCGGTAACGGTCTGCACAAGCGGTAAGCACAAGTGCAAGCATGACACTAGCCAAGTAGTAGCGCGGCTTCATTGGCTGTTATTCCTAGCCTGTCAAGTACGGCTTGTTTTGCTGTGGCTTTGTCGGTTGCGGCTTTTGCGGCGGCTTTGTCTGCGGCTTGTGTTGCTTTGTATTCGGCGTGTTCGGCATCAGTCATTTCACGGTCTGTGACTTCGCCTGTTGTCATGTCGTGTATGCGAATTAGTGGATTAGACATTATTTGACTCCGTAAATTAAGACTGTGCCTGTTGACCAGTTGCCGCCCGGGTTAGTAAAAACCAATGAACTAATAGCGGTATTAGAAATAAATACGCCAGTTGTGACACCTGTTGCACGGCCGCCAGCATCGCGCGCACTATCAAACAATGATTGGATTGTCTTATAAGTTGTCGTAGATGAATAGTTAAAAAATGTTGTAGTCCAAATATTATTTGCATCTGTTCTAGTTACATTGGTCAAACCTAGGAGTTTGTTGGCATTGTAAGCATAGTCACCTGCTGTGCCGTTGCTGTTGTAGTTATCTATTCCATAGATAAGATTTGTTGAACCATTTGGCGCAATATTTGGCGTACCTGCTGCCGTTGCATTAGTCATACCACTACACACCACATAAAGATTTGTGTAAGTTTGGTTGATGCTGGAAATTGTCGTGCTAGCACCTGAAAGCGTTGTAGTGCTAAGCAAAGTCATACCGCCAGCCGCAGTCGGCCCGACAGTTTCCCACGAACTACCGTTATATTGCTGAACAATGTTGGAATCCGACAGGTAACAAAGCTGGCCCTCTGCTAGCACCTTTTCGCCTGCACCACCAAAAGCCGCGTCACGCGTAACCGTTGTAGCAAATACTGGTACGCCAGTGCCAGCACTGATATTCATATCGGCACTGGTCAGGACTTCTCCAACGGAGAACAGAGGAACGCTTGTTTGTTCGTTGGCCATGTTTCTATCCTAAGACATTTTCTGCGTCAAGTGTGCCATATACAAGATCATCCAAGATGAGCTCATAAACGATTGTTGTAGGTGAGGTGAAGTAGGTGACTGCGTGCCCAGCGGACAAAGTGAGTCGATGCTCGAGTCCTTCAATGGTCAGGTTTTGGGCGAATTGGGTTGGGCCTGCCGAGGTCGTGATTGACTTTTGGATGTTGATCAGGTCGCCGACATCAAGGATCGCTAGAGCGTCTTGGTCTAGTGCGGGTGTGCCAGGGAACTCTGTGCCTAAGAAGTTGAAGCGTGCTTCGGGATCTGGACTGATGAGGTATTGAGCAAGTGTGAGAGCTGCGGCGTCATTGTGGACAAGCGAGTCGGTGATGGATTGTGTCTGCACAAGGTAAGCGGCTTGGCTGACTAGGTCTTCGGCGACTTCTGGCGATGATGCTCCAGCGTGCTGAACGGACGCACGATTGACCACTGTGTCCGCTTGGAAAGAGATGTCAATAGCCGAGTAGCCGATCTCGGTTCCGTCATCATGGAATTCGGCGACAGGGACTCCTAGCGTCTGTCCAATGCGCTTCTGAAAGGTCATCGTGCCTTCTCGATCCACAAAGATTCTGCCTTGCTCGGCTTCGTTAATTTTGTTGGCGTATCCTGCGACGGAAGTTCCGTTGGCGACTGTGTAGGCGGCTGATCCGCCAAGGGTCGCCACGCCTGTCTCAATGCTCCGTGTGCCTGTGTAGGCGACTTCTGGTAGGTCTAGAAGGTCATCAAAACGCTCGCTGGAGAGCTGCTCTGTGACATTCCATTCGGCAAGAAAGGTTTGTCCGAGCTGGTAGGAGAAGTCCGCGCAATTGACGGTCACTGTGTCCAGTCCGCCAAGCGTAAAGGTGTAGTCGTAGTTCACGATGTAGCCCACCCACAAAAGTTCTTTGACATTGAGTGAGCTGTACCTTGAGAAGCGGACTTCTCGAAGCGGTGCAAGTCCAGGCTGATTATTGTTTGGATCAAAATACGGAGAAGTTGTGTCAAAAGGGTTGAACACTCCGTCCGCGTAAGTGTCGTTTAATGTGAAGTTCATTGTGCCATAAGCGAATTGGTCGCCAGTGTTCGCGCGTCCGCGTTTAGCGGTGAGCGAGATTGTGCCATCCATGACGGTTGCGAATTGCGAAGTACCGTCAAGCGTGTATTCGGTGTTATCTAGTTCGCCTTTGAGATCGTCGTCAAGTGTAAAAGCGTTCCAGTCGTACCCTGTGTCAATCTCAAGGTCGTAGTTACCTGACCCAATTACCGCTACGCCAGCCATTAAGCGACCGCTATGTTCGCTGGGCCGTTCTGCCTATTAAACGCTCTGATCGCGTTCACGACAGCTGTGCCGATCTCGGCGCTTGAGCCAAGACCGCCCGTAATGTTGATTGTGTAGTTGCCCATCCCGCCACCGCGTCCAGATAATGGGATGACCGCTTCAGGGCCACGCTCGCCGATCATCGCAAGCGTGGGCCCTGTCACAATTCCACCGTCTGCCAGATAAGGAATGTTTGGTACGGAGAAGCCTTTGCCACCAAGACCCGGCACCCAGTCAGGGAACTCAAAAGAGAGCGATCCGATCGTGTTGTTCCAAAGTTTGGCGATGCTGTTGAATATGTTTTTGTAGACGCCTAACACAAAATTGAAATAGGTTGTTAATGCATTAAACGCGAATTTTGTTCCGCTTACTATTCCGTCTATTACTGTGTCTACGACTTTGCGAACTATCTCAAACTTGAAGTAGAGCGCGACTAGTGCAGCGATTACTAGAGCGATTCCTAATGTCACAAAGCCGAACATCGCTAATTGTGCAGCGGTGAGACTTAAGGCGAATAAGGTGTTTACGACTGTGGCGATTCCGACTGCCGCATTAAAGAGCAAGACCGCTGCCGAGACTCCAGCGATTGCTCCTGTGATGATAAGAAGAGTTTTCGTGTTGTCTTGTGCCCATCCTGCAAATTTGAGAAGCACTGGGAGAATGGCTTCGACTGCTGGGAGCAGTGCTGCACCGATTGATTCTTTTGTTTCTGCAAGTGCTATCCCTAGACGCTTCATTCCGCCTTCGGCAGTGGCGGCAGCTGCGGCAGAAGCCCCACCAAAGGATCCGCCAAGGACATTCATTACATCTTCCAAAGATGCACCATCTTTAATCATGGCTTTAATCTCTGGACTAAGTGCTGCAAGTCCTTTCATGTTTCCGCCGTAAGCCTTTGCAAGCGCGTCCGAGACGGTCGCTAGGTCTTTGCCTGATCCTGCGGAGATGTCTTGT